TATTCGACATTCAATAGCAATCCGACCAAACTTTTTTGGCTTGGTATGACCCGCACAATTTTTGCTAATTTCGGCGATAGCCTGACCATTTTTTCGGCCAATTTAAAAACCAAAGCAGCCTGATCGCGGGATCGTGCGCCACTAATGATTTGGCTGTTTTGTTTAGCTTCTGGCCCTACAAGATGCGCTAGTACGATAGCAGCAATTAGCGCCGACTTGCCGTTTTTGCGTGCCACCGAAAGGTAAGCGCGCGATGTGCCTTCTGGGTTGTCATAAACGTCCAGCACAAACTTGCGTTGAAAATCTAGCAGCTTAAACGGCTGGCCGACCTTGCTGCCTTCTGGGATCAGACAAAACGTTTCAATAAATTTGCAAACCTTTTCTCCGCGTGTCATCGTATAGGCATCTCGTTTTTTGGAGTTATGGTATGAAATTATTTCAGCAAATCGCTTTTACTTTGATCTCTAGCGTCGTCGCGACGGGCGTTTTCGCAGAAGAGATAAAACAACCATTTTTCTCACCAACCAACATAAGCGTTGCAAGTACGAAATTGACTGACGACGCCAGAGATGGCTGTTGGACAAACCTAAAGCAAAGCCGTGAGTATCTAGACGAGCAGTTAAAGCTAAATGGCTACGAACATGTGGAAAACGCAGGCGAATACGGCTACCTCACCAAAGCAGAATGGACATTTGCAAATCGCACCTTCACAAAGATGCCTGATGAAATACCAGATCATGCAGGATATGCTGGTTATCTGGCGATGCTACAGAAAAACTACTACGAACCGACAATTCAAGTAATTGCCAGCAGAAACGAATTTGGACGGTGCTATGGGTTCGTTCAGGTTTCTTTTAATCGCTGGGTTTCATCGCATCACATAGAGAAATCGTACAGAGTCGAAGTAGATTACATTCGGCAAATTTTTATGAATGCAGATACTGCCAACGGTATCGTTTTGGACATGTCAAAGGATTTTGTAAAATACGTCAAAACTGGCGTTAACGAGTAATTTTGCAGCAAAAGATAAGTCTATTAATCAAACCTATTGAACAACCGACGTAAAACATAACTGCGCATCATGCTGATCGCGGTGAACGCTAGTCCGATTGTCAAACTGTCCTGGACTGTCACCATGTAGCCAAATGCGGGCAGTACAAAGTAATTTGCCGTGACAGCGACCAGATAGCCGATAACCACGTTGGCACCCGCCTCTATTACGCTTCTACGCCGTGATTGACCTCGTATTGGGGCAGCGACGACTTCCTCAAGGGTCTGGCTCATCCAAACTACCTCACGCCGCTGCCTCAATTCCTAACTGCGTTTCCGCAAATGTCTTACCAGTCTCAGCATGGATGGCATCTTTGCCCGTGTATTCTTGCCAACGAGTGATGGTGACATCGCAATACACAGGATCAACTTCCATAGCGCGTGCACGGCGACCGTGCTTTTCACACGCAATTACGGTGGTGCCGGAGCCGACAAAGCTATCCAAAACCAAGTCGTCTCCCTTTGTATTGTTCAGCATCTGATAAACAAACAGCTCGACTGGCTTCATTGTCGGGTGTTGTTCGCTTTTACTAGGGCGATCAAAGTTCAATATGGTGGTTTGCTTGCGATCTGACGCCCAAAGGTGCGATGCGCCATCCTTCCAGCCATACAAGCAAGGTTCATGCTGCCAATGGTAGTCTTGTCGCCCCATAACCATAGATTGCTTGCGCCAAATCAAACATTGCCGGATTTGCCACCCAATATCGTGCGCTGCACCTCTGAAATTGTACCCTTCGGAGTCGGCGTGCCAGATATAGAACACAGCGCCCTTTTTCATAACCGCGTCGGCGGCTGAATAGGCATCAACAAGGAACTGTCGGAAATCTTGATCGCCCATTTCATCGTTTTTTATGACCAGCGCGTCTTTTGTTTTGCCAACATAAGCGACGTTATATGGCGGGTCTGTAAGCCACATATCGACCAGTTGGTTTTCGCAAAGAGCCTCGAGATCAGCGATGCTCGTGCTGTCACCACACATTAGACGATGGTTTCCTAGGTTCCAAACGTCACCTTTGACTGTGACTGGCTGTTCTGGTGCTTCCGGTACCGCATCATCGGACGTTAAGCCCGCGTCTGGCTGTTTTAACAGCTCAACCAGCTCATCTTGGCTGAAACCCATTAATTCACCGAAGTCTGAGGCTAAGTCTTCCAACTCCACCTTAAGAGCGTCAATGTCCCAGTCAGAGTTCAGTGCGATCTTGTTATCAGCGATGACTAAGGCGCGACGTTTACGATCATCAAGACCAGTTACGGTAATAGCAGGCACTTCGGCCATATTCAGCTTGCGTGCAGCTAATAATCGTCCGTGTCCCGCAATCAGGTTGTTATCTTCGTCTACCAAAACAGGATTTGTAAAACCAAACTCGCGGATCGACGCAGCAATCTGAGCAACCTGCGCCTCTGAGTGTGTTCGGCTATTTAAGGCATACGGGATGAGGTTATCGACGTCAGCGATGGAGTGTTTGAAAAATTGCATATCAGTGTGTTGGCATCGCGATCAAACCTTCCACACCAAGATCGTGTAGAAGTTCCCGCGCTTTGTTTTCATTTTTAGCTGATCCGTTCAGTGTGCGTGGATCGCTACTTAGCTGGTTAAGTGACATTGAGCGAATAACGGCAAGCTGCCTGCGCTCCAGATTGTCTACTACTGCCAGCAGTGGGTTCGGTATGAGTGTGCCGCGCTTGTTCTGTATTAGGACGCCAGAGCGATCCAAGGTGGATTGGTGTTCGCGAATATCAGCTTCCATCCGCACGACCTTAGCCAACAGGATCAAATCCATGTCTCGCCAGTCTTCGCGCGCGCGTGCGCGGGTGAACTGGTTCCAAATGACGTGTTCTTCCTCACTTCTCAGGCTAATGCCATCAGGTAAAGGTACATCGTCTATTGCCCCGGCAAAGCCGGATAACGCCGCGGACGTTGAATTTTTGTCTGTACGATTTTTCACTAGGTTTTTTCCGTAAACGCTAAAAAAGTCGACTGGGGGCGCCGGTTACCGTGTTGTTCATATTTGTGATTGACCCACCCCCCATCTCTTGCCAGGGTTGGCAGATATGAAACTGTTGCTAATCACGTTTACTTTAATACTTCCAACTGCGCTCTGGTCTGACGCCAATCTGCAGCAAAAGTTCACGATAAGTTGCGCATCTGATAGATACCTGATCGTTATCGATCCGACTGAACAAACTTGGGAAGCTAAAAAACCAATCTTAACAAACAAATTTCTTTGCCAGAACGAAGATGCATTCTGGGGCGCAAGAATTACTGCGTCATTCGCTCAAGCAAAAACCTGTGAACTAACGTTCAATCATACCAATCGTTTCAATCTCTGGACAAAACGTCTTGAAAGTAATCTTGGATCAGCAGAGTGCATCATCACTAACTAATCGATGGATGCCTTGGATCGATAGGCCAGCCGTCTGACAAGACATCAACATTGACACAAGTGCGACAATCTGTCAGTTTTTGTTTACACTTGGTTTTTGTCGTATTCCTCTCGAATGCAAGACTATATCCCAATTTTCCAAGTGTAACTGATGGCCGTGGATGGAACTTCTAAGACCCTTTAACTACGCCACGGTCATCAACTTTAGAATGCTGTGAATGCTCTGATCACAAGTCTGCAAGGGCAATCACACCATAGCTGCGGGTGCGACTACTACACTTATTTTCTACGCACCCGCGGCTTCAAAAGAGTATTTAATTTCCATGCTGTCGATCTACAACCTTGACGCATTCTCTTAAAAAATGTAGGGCAGCCGCCGTTACAGAAACGCTGGGGGGCGATTATGGAAACGGGGCAACAAACGGTCACTCGGAAAATGACTTTTTCTGAGTTCAGCGAAAGCTGTCGCGCAAACTTCATTGACACAAAGCATGGTACGTTGAACCACGAGGGCAATCCTTTGATGGATAATACCAAGGTGCAACAGCAACTTAAGTTACAACAGGATGCTTTGGATCGATAGGCCAACCATCGTTTCCGATTGTGCGGTCGTAACCCAGTGCCTCAGTCGATTGGATGTCACCGCTGTGGCAAGTCCAGCATACCGACTGCAGATTATTCAAATCAAAGAACAACTCTAAGTCGCCTTTATGTGGCTTTAGATGGTGAACTACTGCGCTACGTGGACTCCGCCTGCCCGCTTGTAAATGTACTCCACAGCCAGCGTGCTGACATCTGTAGGCGTCGCGTGTCAGTGCCTGTCGACGAAGTGTTTGCCAATGCCTGGAGCTATACAGTACACGGTATTGGTTCGCTTCGTTACTACGTTGGTCCGATGACAAAACTTAATCTCGTTAACAAACACTGGCTAAACATTCAGTGCAGCGCGTGCCGCCACGATGTTTCAGTTCCTGTGCAGAAGTTTATCGACCTAGGCGTCAACGACATTTTCGAAGTCAAAGCTAAGTCCAAGTGCAAACGGTGCGGACGAAACGGCGATGCTGAGATCGTGATTTATTACCGCAACGAATACGATGTTGAGCGCGAAAAAAATGCTGCACCCGACGAAGATGCAGCAGTGATGAAGAGTGAGGCAAAATAGAGAACAGGCATTGATCGCTATTTTATATAGGGAAACGTAGAATAAACGACCTGTCAACCATATTTTGTTATTTTTTCTATTTCATACACAACATCTAGTGCCGCTTCATCCTGAGCGCGTTTAAGCTGGCGGGTGTTTACGCCGATCACATGCGCTATCTTTTGCGGATGCATTCCTGATGCTTTGAGGTACACCGCACGCTTCAAACGGGACTTGTCGCCCTTCCTAGCCAGCGCATTATGATGCCACAAATGCAGGACCAATTCGGCACGATCTATTTGCTCCGAAGAAGGCCGCGACGGTTTCATATCTGTGGATGGTAGGCTCTCCAGGTCGCCCTTAAGATATGCAGATAGCAGTTGCCATTGCGTGATGTCATCTGGCGCGTCTGGCAGCGATGAAGTGGTTGGAAACCCAGTGCGTGGTGGTGCCGGAAAGGATATGCGAGATACGTGCGCAGCGTCGCGTATCAACTGCCACCCAATATGTTTATCACTTAATCGCGCGTCGGCTTTGATACTGTCGAGCGCCGCGCTTTCCGCTTCGCGCAGGGTCTTCTGCCAGTCGTGGTTGGCTAAACGGATTTGGATCGGCTGTGACACTGTACTTCTCCCATGGTGGTGCTGATAAGGTGATTTTGCCGCCATCCGCGACAGACGTTGCGCGTGCAAGTTTTTGACGTTTGATGTCGTCTTTACTCCAACGGCTCATCTTTGATCCCCTTTCAACTCACCCGCTAGTGCGAGATAGTTAATCTGATCAACGATGTGGTCCGGTTGGTAGCCAAGATCAAGGCGCGCCGCCTTTAATTCTGCCATAAGACGCGCTGCCTGAAACGGTGAGACGTATATACCCAGCACCAAGCCAAAGCGGACGGCCATATTTGAGAACAGCAAGTCTGCGTCGCCGTACTGTTCTCCACGTTCGACTAAGATTTCATCTGCAGACGCTAAGACGTTTCTTGCAATGTTACCCATGCAGTATCTCCCACTTTCTCTGGATGATCAGATCACGCTGCCACTGGCTGTATCGTTTGAGCTGTGGCGCGTTTAAAATTTTACGGCGATTAGCGATCCCCTCTAATTCACCAAGATCAGAAATGGTCGCGAGCATTGCGCTGAATTCCTTCTCTGTCATATCCGCAAAATCTTTGGCCATTGCCGGGTCAGGTTTCGGGCAAGGCAGCTTACAAGTAAGACTTGTAAGGGTCTGCCTACTTTGCTCCAAA